TTGAATATGCATCTTGAGTTGCTTGGTCTTGACCGGCAACCATTGGCTGAAATTTTGTTGTGTCTAATTTTTGACTAGTTAAACCAGTTAACTGCGTTGCATAATCTTTACCTAGATCTTCTACAAATTGTGGTGGTAAACTACGTGATTCTGTTATTGCCATTAAATTACTTCTCCTATTCTCTCTGATACACTAAACATCTCTTGAGCGCCAGTGTTTCCTTGTGATTCCTCTGATACTGTACCACCATTTTCTAAATTTTTCATCATATTTTCCATTACTTCTGCTCCTCTATCTATGTCTCCACCGCCAGCGTTTCTAACAGCGTCCGCCGTAAATACAAATTCATTTACACTTAGTCTTGCAGGAACATCATCTGCTTTTTCTTGCTTACCTATTGGTACAAATCCACCTTCAGCTCTGTAATCTTTTTCCATACCACCAAGGTTCATAAGTCCACCTTCGGCTCTAGCTATTCTACCACCGTTTGCAGCATAGATACCATAATTTTCATAAGGTAAATTACTAAATAACATGTTGTTATATTTTTGGTTTAATTCTGCTAATTTAACAGGATCTCCACCTGCTTCTATCTTAGCATTTTCTATGTTGGCTCTCATACTAGAGGGTGTTCCTTCTTCACCTGTAAGTGGATCAATTAATCTGCCACCTCTGTCAGCCATACCAATGTCTTCATTTTCTGGTACTTTGTTAATGCCTGGGATAAAAGGTAATGCTGCTGATAGACCTAGTATTTTACTTAGACTTAAAGCTCCCTTGTCTCCAAAATTCATTCCGTCTTTTAACAATAATTTTCTACCTATATTACCAAAACGACTTAAACCTTGGCCACTTGTAAACATTCCTTTACCACCCATAAATTGTGCTCCACCTAACATATAAGCACCACCTGCTAGTAATGCCATCTTACCAACATCACTTTTTAAAACTTTTCCTGCTGCATCAGCCACACTACCTATAGCTTTACCAACACCTTTAACTATTTTACCTAAAAAATATCCTTGTCTTGGTACAGCATTCATGATGCCGCCACCTGCTCTAGTAATTCTACCACCATTAGCTGCGTATCCAAGGGTTACATCTCTACCGACATTTTGTCCATCACCCATTCTATATGTAAACTCTTCAGTCTCGTCTTCTTCTGTAGTTCCAGATGCTTGGTTCATGATTCCTGTTGTGTCTGAAATTAAAATAGGTTCATCTCTATTACCTCTGAGAGTATCAGGAATTACATTACCGGCAGCATCTATTCCACCTGATAACCTATCTGACATATAATCTTTGTAACCTTGAAGAGTATCTTCATATTCAAGATTTGGATTTCTACTTTTTAACCCTAAAAAATAATCTATGTTTTTTCTTAACCCTTTATTTCTAATACCTCTTGTCATATTTAAAATATTTCCAAGATAAGGTATGTTAGATTTAGGAACTCCTGTGTAATATAAACTATAAGCATCAGGAATAGTTTTATTTTTTAAATTTTTGTTATCGTTGGGACGTTTTAATTTTCTTTTATCAACATCGTATTTAAATTGTTTTTCAGCTTCTCTATAATCATTAGCTGTAACAGTACCACTATCATAACTAGGTCCACCATCACTTCCAACACTTTTACCTGATTCAGCACTACCTGCTGCTCCACTTCCACCTTGATAACCTTTTCCTGAACCTTGATCATTATCTTCAGTTGAACCACTGTAACTTCCACCAACGTATGCACGTCTACCATCACGACCCATGACACCACCAAAGGCTGCTCGTTGTCTTAAAATATTATTTAATGCTGTTATACCAGCCATGACTACATCCCTCTGTTATAGAGACCCATCAAACCACCGTTGGCTGCCATTGCAACTTTTTCTCTCATGTCAACATCAGCTATTCCGCCACCAGGCATTTGTTCTTGCATGTTAACATTCTCACTCATCATCATTTCTGGAGCTTGAGATTGGATTCCTGATTGATCTTGTTGCAACTGTTGTAAAATTTGTTTCCAGATACCACTTTGAAAAAATGCTTCAAAACTTTGAAACTGAACTTTTTGTTCTGGCTCCATTTGTGACCATATTTCTGCCGCAATTTCCATGCCTTGTTGATCTTCGCCACCACCCATTCTAATATCACCCCTATTGTATTTAATGTCAGGTGCTCCAGCTTGTATAGATTCGTTCATTGAAATTTTTTCTTCCATAGTATCTCCTTTTACTTTGTTTTTCCTATTAAATCAAGAGGTGGCATGATAACTGTTACGTCTCTTTGTACGTCTTCTTCAGGTATATTAGCAGCTTTTAAAGCGTCTTCAGTTTCATATACTTCACCTGTTTTTTTGTTCTTAATTGTTGTTATTATTTTATCTGGTGTTAGTTCTAGCATTATGTTGTTACCTCTTTCTTAATATTTAGATAGCTAATAGCTACATCAAATGAGTCTGTTGTGCTTGATTGTACTGTAAAAGTTTTACCACCTTCTATTATTAACGGTTGGGTTAATAATTCTTTAGTTTGATTAGCTGTTAATGCTATAGATTTAATAGCTGTAATACTGTTATTAGTAACAGTAACAACCGGTGTACCTGCTGATGTAACAAGTATAGATTTAATAACTATAGTTTCATTGACTGCAGGAATACTAGCACCTAAAGGTGTAAGAGCAGCACCACTTGTACTGTTATCTATACCTACAAATTTATATTGGTTTACTACTGCCATTAATCTAAAAAGAAACTTCTAGCTTCTATCTCCTGTTTTAATTCTTCTTGAAATGTTGTGTTAAGTTTCTCAAGAACCGCATCTAAATCTCTTACTAAAGACTGTGCTACGTCTTGTTCGTATTCATTACTTGCTCTTGTTAATGTTTGTACTATCTTTGCCATTATCTTCTTCCTCCAGCATGTATATCTAACCTAAAAGTTCCTAATTTCCAACTGGTATCTACTGCCGTATTAGATATTGTAAGAGCTATAGCTCTTGCTCTTGCACGTGTGTCTACTTTTGTTGTTGTAGATGATACTGTAAACGGACCGAGTGATGAGCTAACTGCTGTGTCACTAGGATAATCTCTTAAATCTAATTGTATAATAGCATTTCCTTGTTGTGCTATAAAGTCAGGAATAATTCTACTTACTCTCATAATATTTTCACCATCACCTCTAAGGTCAGCCATGTTTGTAGCGGCTCCTCTTACAACTTTTTGTGTAATGTCATAATCACCAGATGTAATGTTAGCCGGAATAGCTGTTGTCGCTCCAAGTCTTACTTGATTAACACCTATTTCATGTTCATAGTAATATGAAATTCCTTCAGTGTTACCAACTACATCAAAAGACGTATCAGTGCTTGCATCGTATTGAGTTGCATGAGGTAAACCAAATACAGCTGAGTCTTGCCAAGTAGTTCTAATAAATAAAGGACTTGCATTTACAAACCATATAGGTCGTTTAGCAGTAGAATCTAGATAACTATATGTAACGGATTGAGTATTAACATTAGAGTTAGCTTCTGGATAAAACCATGTTACTTCTCCAAACAAGTTATTAATACCTGCATAGACCATTTGATTAGATGTGGTGTTAAGATTGTCATAAACATAGTCTTCAACTAAGCAGTCCATCGATTCTAGTTTACCAGTGTATCTAAAGAAACCATTATCAGACATCCAGTACGCAGCACCGTCAACTTCAACAGCTGCATTTTTACCAATCAATCCACAGTTAGTACCTACTTGTTCAAATGCAAATGTAAATGGAGTTCCAACAAAACGCATAGTAAACAAAGATGTATCGGACCAAATGTAAATTGCATTTCTACCAAGTTTAGCTCCAATGATCCGTGATCCGGCGGCCAGTCTTTGTGTACCAGCACTGTTCTCAGCTGTGGGTGCGTAGTCATTAATATTTTCTTGAGAAGAAAAACGTATAAACATTTCATCTTGTGTTGTTTTATCACCGATAGTTGTTTCGGTTCCAAAAAATACTAAGTGACGGTCAGGAGTTGATACCAACATATCCCGTGATGCTGTTGGTGCACCAGCTATAATAGTTGCTCTTGTTGTTACAGCATTAGCTAAGTCTGAATCCCATTGAAAACACTCACCATTAAATATTAAACAAATAGCTGTGCTACCTAAATTATCTATAGACCACATACCAGGTTCTGCAACTTTGTCAGTAGTAGACGCTGCTGACCCCCATCCACTAAAACCACTGTAATTTGTAACAGTTGCACCGGTGCTGTGACCAGCGTTAGTTGTTCCTCTAACATTTCTAGTAATTCCTGTAAAACTTGTAGATGTAATTCCTGTGTAAGATATTTCTTCTGTTCCCACTTGTATAAAATTTGTTCCAGTGCTTGGAAATCCAGTTGTACTAGCTACATTAATTGTAGTTCCCGTCCCACCTGTTCCCGCTGAGTTAGCAGATAGTGAACCATTCAACGTAGTTGTTTGTGGATTAGTTACTGAACCACCCCATTGAGATATACCATAACCAAAGACTCCAACTTGTTCAGCTGGACCAACATGGTAATATTGAAAAAAAGTAATACCTCCAGAATTTGTAGCACCTGCCCCACCTTCATTACCAGGCATTGTAATAGTAATAACAGTAGTGCTAGGAGCACTTGTTACCATAAATTTTTTATCAGCAAAATCTGCTGCTACAAAATTAGAACCTGTAATAGCAGTAAATGTAGTTGCATCACCAAATAAAATAATATCACCTGCTTGAAAATTAGTTGGGGTTGCAAATGTAATAGTGACGATCGGTGATCCGTTAGTCGTGCTAAATGCATTTGTAATAGCTGTACCTGTTGGATTAACTAAAGGATGTATATCGTAGTATACTCCTCCTGAGTATGCGTATAAAATTCTATTGGTTCCAATAATAGCATATTTAATACCTGTTTTATTAACCATGTGATGTAACCCTCTAGCAGCACCTGTTAATTTACTTTCACCTAACTGACTCCAACCACCTATTTTTTCTGGTGTACCATACCTAAAACGTACATTAGTGCCGCCTGTCCACTGTGACTCAGCTCCTGTAGATGTAACTTGTTTATTGAATCCGGGTAAAAAACCTAATTTTTGTAACATAAGGGTCCTATTATAACTTATTATTTTTGTGTTGAAAGGTTCTTTTTTATGCTTTATATACGATATAAAGAAAGAATACAATGAAAACAACTATATATTGGGCCCCCGCTGACATGGACTTACATCACGATTGGAGTATTTTATATAAAGACCCTACAATTTTAGGAAATGATTTAAAGAAAAGAATGTCTAAAGACCTTGAAAAAAAATCTAATATTTTTTACTGTCCGGCGGTGAAAAATTTATCCTCTCGAATAGCTGTATTAAAATCCCCTATGAATTGTCACTACAAAATAAAAGATAGTGAGTTTACACCTATTTCTAAAAATTTTTTAAACGTTACTTTTCCACACATGATTAATTTTAAAAATAATATGATGTTTCAACTGTCTTCTTCTTACGTTTTTTTCTGTGAAGAAGATGTGCAAATGACTTTAACATCACCTTATTTCTCTAATAGTCCGCATTTAAAATATGGCTCATTAATACCAGGAACTTTTAATATTTCTAAATGGTTTAGAAATATTAACATGGAGTTTAATTTATGGGATAATATAGACGAGTTTAAATTAAAAAAAGATGAAGACATAGCTTATGTTCATTTTGATAGTGAGCATGAAATACGATTAAAAAGATTTGATTTTACTGAAAGATTACATAGAATTACAAAAACTTGTTCCAAAGCAGGTATCTGGGAAAAGTTTATACCTTTGGTAGACAGATATAAAAGATTTAAAGAAGCTAAGTTTAAAAAAATTATTTTAAAAGAAATTAAACAAAATATTATTGACTGATGAAAATAGTAATTATTGGTCGAGGTAATGCAGGTTGTATCTCTGCCACACATTTTGCTCACTATAGAAATTTTATTGATACCAAAGTTGAAATAGAATTAATATATGATTCTTCAATACCTCCGGTGCCTACAGGACAAGGGACAACTTTAGACTTTCCAGATCTTTTATACGAAACATTTAACTTAGGTTATTTAAATAAATTTCCTACAACAACTAAGACAGGTATTATGTATGAAAATTTTGGTAAAAAAAATAAAAAAATATTTCACCATTTTCCTGTAGGAAGATACGCTTTACATTTTGAACCTAAACAATTTCAAGACTTTGTTTGCAATAACTTGGATATTAATTTTAAAGAAACAGATGAAAATATAAAAAAGTATAGTGATATAGATGCTGATTATATTATAGATTGTAGAGGTGCTCCTAAAAACTTTAATAAATATGACACCTTAACCAACCCTCTTAATTGCGCTTTGTTAGCAACACTTCCTAAAAAAGAAAATGACGTAGACTACACACGATCGATAGCTCACAAAAATGGTTGGTGCTTTTATATACCTCTACCAGATAAAACTTCTCTAGGTTATATTTTTAATAATAAAATTACTTCAGTAAAAGAAGCTACAAAAGATTTTAAAGAAACATTTAAAGTAAGTAAGATAAACAAAGTCTTTCCCTTTAGTCAGTATGTAGTTAAAAAACCAATTATAGATAATAGAGTATTGTTAAATGGCAATAAATTATTTTTTCTCGAACCCTTAGAAGCAACAGCGATGGGTGGTTATATAAAGTCTTGTAGATTTTATTTCGATTATATTTTTAATAACTGTACTAAAGAACACACTGTAAATAATATAAAGA